CGATCGTTGCGCCATCGAATCCTGAAATGAAATCTCGTAGTGCTTCGATAAGAACTTCCACTTACTATTTCTCCTGTTCAACGTATAAGTGACACCTGTAGTTAGATACAGGCATGGAACCGAAAGACAAACATACCGACGAAAAGAATGAAGAGCTGATTTCCAAAAAGGACATCATGCTAATCCTCGTTGGCTATGTTGTTGGACACGCTCTCGATTTCCTTGGAGAGCATCTTGTCGATATCGTCGAGTTTTTGAAGAACTTGGCGATGATGATTTCGAATTGCTAGAAACATCATCACGAAGCCAGCAATAGCAATTCCGATTTCCACGCATCTACTCCTTCCTACTCTTCTTCGCACGCTGTATCAGCGCACTCGTGGAGCAAGCCACGAAGCTCTTCTGCTTCTTCATTGCTGATCTCTTCAGCTTCAAGTGCAGCCTCGTAAGCGACCTCTACTTGAGCATGCAAAGATTCAGCCTTACTGGGAACGTTTCCGTCTGACTCCAAGAGAGCATCAAGAGATACCTCAGGTAGCCACTTGCTT